TGGAGTATGAGCAGAATGGTAAATATACTCTTAATATGGTCGAAATTGATAACGCTATTAAAAAAGTTATCACTGAGATCAAACTCGAAGAATCTAAGATTGCAGATAGAGAAAATGCAATCAATAGTGCTGCCGCTCAAGTTTCTGTAGCTACTTAAACAAAAGCTACATCGCTGAAATCGTATATTTCTTATAGGATCTCTTGCACTCTACTAAAATCTACTATATAAATAACTTACTATACAAATTTTATAATCATATAAATGTAGACGCGTATAGTCGACTGCCCTAGGGACTACATTTAAATATTCTAGGAGGAATATTATGGCAAACACAACGTTTAATGGTCCAGTTAGAGCCCAAAAAGGATTTCAACAGATCAATAAAGCAACTAACACAGGAGTTGTTACATCAAGGTTTCTAGGAATGAAACCAGATTTAACTAGTTTAACAGCTACTGCTGTTGGAACAGGAGCTACTTTAACTTACACTGCTAATGTAATTACAATTAATGATTACACAGGCGCAGCTGCTCAAGCGGTAACATTACCAGCAGCAACTGTAGGAACTATTGTAGTGCATCTTCAATCAAAAGATGTAGCGAATGCAGCAGTTGCTGCACTTAGTTTTGATTGTGCAGGTAGTGATGTATTCAGAACAGGTTCAAAAATTGAAACTACTTCTGGTGCCGAAGTAACTATTGATACGTCTATCGCAGATGAAACTAAAATGACGTACACACCTGTTAATGCGGCAACTAATATATTTTCAACTGGTTGTTATGTGTATTTTACATGCTTTGAAAAAGGTATTTGGAATGTCGCTAGCGATTTAGGAAAATATACAACAGCTACTGCAGGAACTTTCCTGTTCAGTGCTTAATGGATAAACTTTGTGAGCTCCTTCGGGAGCTCGCAGAATAGGAGAAAATTATGAGTACATACCCAGTAAATATAAAATCCAGTGTTACAAGTATTAAGACTGCAGCTACCCATGTTATTTTTGCAGGTCCAGCAAGATGCTTAGGCATCTATATGGTTCAACCTAAAGATACAGTGGCAACAACTATAAAAATACAAGATGATACTACGGACGTTGCTTTTTTTGATTTACCAGCAACTGATGATGCAACTAATAAAGCAGCAATATCTCAATACATTCAATTTCCTGGTACAGGATTAAGATGTGAGACAAGTCTTAAAGTTACTTTAAGTGGAGCAACACCAGTTACAGTATTTTACGGTTAGGAGGATAAATGGCAACATCAGGAACAGTTGCATTTGAGCCTTCGATAACACAATGTATTGAAGAGGCTTATGAAAGATGTCAAGTTCAATTGACATCGGGTTATAATCTTAAAACCGCTCTTTTTTCACTTAACATTTTATTTTCTGAATGGGGAAATAGAGGTCTCCATTTTTGGACGGTTTCCAATACTAATATTTATATAAATAGTGGACAGAATACTTACGATGTTTATAAAAGTGCAGCAGCAAGAGGATCAGATACAGTTAATCCCGCTAGATCAGATGCATCTAGTACTTTTATTTATAATGCTACAGATATTTTAACGACTTCTTACAGAACTAATGATGGAACAACAGATCAATCAGATATTGTATTAACTAAAATTGATAGATCTACTTATTCAGCTTTAACCAACAAAGAATCTCAAGGAGTTCCAAGTCAGTTTTGGATCCAAAGATTTATTAATAAAACTACTTTAACTACTTATATTACACCGGGATCTTCTCAAGCAGGTAAGTTTCTTAATATTTATTATGTGAGAAGAATTGAAGATCCAGGAATCGCGTTCCCTGATACGGGAGCCCCTCAAACAACAGGTACTCCTTATGCTAATAACCCTGAAGTACCTTATAGATTTTATCCTTGTTTAGTTTCAGGTTTAGCTTTTTATTTAAGTCAAAAAATTAATCCTGCAAAAACACAAGAATTAAAGTTATATTATGAAGATGAATTAGGTAGAGCATTGGCAGAAGATGGTTCAGCTTCGAGTACATTTATAACTCCTCAAACTTATTATCCGGCGGTATCATAATGACAGCGCGATTTGCCCAAGGGAAATATGCGCTTTCCATTTCAGATAGAAGTGGTCAAGCTTTTCCTTATTTAGAAATGGTAAGAGAATGGACAGGAGCATGGGTCCATATTTCTGAATATGAATCTAAATCCCCTCAATTAGAAATTAAAGTTACAGGAGGAGACCCTCAAGCTTTAATGAGAGCTAGACCAGCTAGAACAGAATTTGCAACAACTAGTTTATTACAATTTAATCCTTTTTTTACCACAGCCCAAGGAAGTGATGTAGTTAGAGTTCATCAACCAGGACATAGTAGAACTCTGGGGGATACATATAGGTTTTATGGGCCTCCTACGGTATCACCAGGTACTGGAACAACAAGCAATCCAGTGGCTACATATGCTAATATTCCTAATTTTGATGGAATTGATGGTGCTGAAATTTCAAGAGCAGCAGGTCATGTGATCTCTCAATGGGGTACTACTTATGTTCAAACTTATAATAATTATCAATTTACAGTCAGTGGATCTAGTGCTACAACTGGTAATGTACAAGGAGGAGGATCTGTGTCTATAGGACCAGTTACCTTACAAGCATAATGGCAGGATATACATACGCAACTTTAACAACAGCAATCAGAGATTATACTGAAGTAGATAGTTCTCTTTTTACATCTGGTATTATAGATAATTTTATTATGTCTGCTGAAAATAGAATTAATAGAGATGTAGCAACCGATGCTATGAGAAAATATCAAACTGCTACTTTGATTGTAGGTCAAGGAACTTATAACACTCCTGGTAATGAAGAATTTATTAGAGCTATTAAATTAACCGATTCAAATAATGATATGTGGTATCTTCAAAAAGTAGATCAAACGTTGTTAGATGAATATACGCAAGATGAAGTAGCTAATACAGGTAAACCTAGATACTATGCTATGTTTCAATCCGGTCAAGGAGCTAGTAATAATACTAATTATTATAAGATTGGACCTTCTCCAGACGCTACTTATACGATTGAAGTAGAATATTCTATCATGCCTGATCAATTAAGCTCGGGTAATACTCAAACTTTCTTAAGTCAGAAGTTCCCTAATGGGATGCTTTATGCCTGCCTGATAGAGGCATATGGATTTTTAAAAGGTCCCATGGATATGTTGACATACTATGAAAATAGATATAAACAAGAGGTAGATAAGTTCGGTCTTGAACAAATTGGAAGACGTAGAAGAGGTGATTATACAAGTGGAACAATTAGAATCCCAATGAACACTCCTTCAACAACTGATGCCGGACTAATTAAGTAGGAGATTATTATGGCAATAACAACTAGCGCAGTGTGTAATACATTTAAAAATCAACTTTTAAGTGCAACTCACAATTTTACTCAAACATCTGGTAATAAATTTTATTTAGCTTTGTATACGAGTTCAGCAGTTCTTGGAAAATCTACAACAGATTATACATCTTCTGGTGAGACTAGCGGTACAGGATATGGAGCAAAAGGAAAATTATTAGCTGTAGCTGGGCAAACTCATAAACTATCAAATGATACAGCAATTGTCGATTGGACAAACCTTTCTTGGTTAACTGCTTCAATTACAGCTAGAGGAGCTTTAATTTATAATGCATCTTCTGCTGATAAAGCAGTTTGTGTTTTAGATTTTGGTGGAGATAAAACTGCAACTGCTGGAACTTTTACAATTCAATTTCCAAATTTCACAGATACATTAGCTATCCTAAGAATATCGTAAGGAGGTAATTCCTTATGGCGAACACTTGGGGCTCGTTAAAATGGGGAGATGGTCTCTGGGGAGATCAAGGATCCATTAGTATTTCCGTTACAGGTGTAGCTGCAACGACTGCAGTTGGAAACGAATCAGCTTACAATTTAACTGGATGGGGTAGAGATACTTGGGGATCTCAAGTATGGGGTGGTACTGATGATGCTATTACTACTGTAACAGGTGTTGGTGCTACTACTGCTATTGGATCTATTGGAATAGAACTTGTTAAAAATGTTCCAGTTACCGGAGTTAGTGCATCCACAGCAATTGGAAGTGTTACTCATCAAGGGGATGTAGGAATAGCTGTTACTGGCTTATCCATGAGCTGGACTATTGGTCCTATCGGAGTTGAACTTAGAAAAGATTTAGAAATACCATTTGGAGTAGCCGCACAAAGTGCTATTGGAAGTGTATCAACTATTGCAGACGCTAATGTTTCTATAACTGGTTTAGGATTAACGGGTGCTGTTGGAAATACCATTGTAGAAGGACCTGCTCAAATAGATGTTACGGGAGTAAGTGCTACGGGAGCTACTGGCTCACTAACTTTAACTGGAGATGCTCATGTTTTCCCAACTGGTGTAGTTGGAGAAACGGGAATAAATGAAACAGATCAAGTAGGAGATGCATGGGTCTATCCTACTGGAGTTTCAGCTGCTTCTACCACTGGTATTATAAGACAGGCTTCTGGTTACCCTGTAGTAGGTCAAGCTTTAACTACAGCTTTAGGTAGTCTTTCTTTTAAAGCAAATGCTAACGTATTCCCTACTGGAGTTTCTGTCACTATTAACCCTGGACTGCCAACAGTATTTGCATATAATGAGGTTGACACGGGAACACCTGTATCGTATAGTGAAGTATCAACAGGTACGGATGTAACTTATACGGAAGTAGCAGCTTAGGAGATTTTTATGGCATCAAATTATAATGCATTTGGTTTTAACCTAATGACCACTGGTGAAAACGCTGGTACATGGGGTGATAATACCAATCTTAATTTAAATTATTTAAGAGATATGTTTACGTACATTGAAGTACCAATGACGGCAGACAGAACTTTAACTATACCTGATAATTCTACAGGAACTTATAATGGTAGAGCAATCGTTGTTAAATTAACAGGTACAACTGGTGGATCAAGTAGAACGTTAGATATAGCAGAACAAGCAGGTTCAGGATCTTCTCCTGGAGGTGCGGCTGATATTTTAAAACCCTTCTTAATTATCGATGGAACTACACGAACAGGTTCTGATACAATAACTTTTAAAGTTACAGGAGCTACTGGAATAACTATACCAAAATATGGTAATACTTGGTGTTTTCATGATGGTACAGATATTAGATCAGCTGGCTTAATTAGTGCTAGAGGATCAGCAGGTACAGCAGCAGCTCAACCGGTTTATACTTTACCAGCTACAGATGGCTCTGCTTCTCAAGTATTACAAACAGATGGTTCAGGATCGGTCACTTTTGCTACCCTTCCAGCGGCAGGAATATCAACTGGAAAAGCTATTGCAATGGCAATGATTTTCGGATAATAACAACAAAGGAATTAAATTATGGCAAACCCAAATATAGTATCAGTCTCAACGATTTATGGTGGTAATTATGGTTGGGCATTATCTAATACTTTAACAGCAACTTTATTAACAGTGGACGCAGAAAAATTATTAAAAATAAATAGAATTGTTTGTTCAAATGTTGATGGAAGTGCCGCAGCAGATTTAAATTTATATGTAGATGGAATGGGAACAGGAGCAGCGAATGGTTTAACGCCAACAGGTGCTTCGGCTACAACATATTTAGCAAAAACAATTTCAGTCCCAGCTGATGCATCTTTAGTAGTATCCGATACTCCTATTTATTTAATGGAAGGCGATGTTCTTAAAGGTGGTGCAAGTGCAACTGGAGACTTAGAACTATTCATTACATATGAAGTCTTAGACGACGCTTAGGAGGGTTAAATTATTATGGCTGGCAATGGCGGAATAATTGGACCTGTTAATACTATCACGGCCGTTTACAAAGATTTAGTTACAGCAATCACAGCAACTGGATGTTTTACAAAAGCATCTACTAATCCCGGAGCTCCAGGTAATGCTACAGTTATAGCAGCCGCTGGAGGCGGTGCATCTGGCTCTGATGGTGGTGGTGCAGGTGGAGCTGGCGGATTATTAATCACAGCTTGTCATCCATTACCCGGAAGTGCAGTTCCCGTTACTATTGGTGCAGGTGGAGTAGGTGTTCCTTGTACAAATCAAAGAGGAGCCAATGGAGCTAATACAATTTTTGGAGCCGCATCTCCTTTAACAGCAACTGGCGGTGGTGGTGGTGGTTCTCCTACCCCAGTCTCTAATAGAGATGGAGCTCCAGGTGGATCAGGTGGTGGCGGAAGGGAAACTGCGCCGGGTGGAACTTGTGCTGGTGGTTGTGGAATTGCTGGACAAGGTAATAAAGGTGGAGGTTTAGCAGCACCAGGTAATGGAGCCGCTGGTGGTGGAGGAGGTGCAGGTGGTGTTGGTGGTCCAGGAGTAGTTCCTTCTGCTCCAACATGTGGGGTTCAAGGGGGAGCAGGTTTAGATATTACACCTTATCTTGCGTGCGCAGCAACTCCTTATACTATACCTAATTCAGGAATTTATTCTGGTGGAGGTGCTGGAAGACCAGATGGCGACGTAAATCCAGGCGGTGGTGGAGCTTGTTCTTATAATCCAGTGGGACCTGCTAATGGAGTAGTTAACACAGGTGGTGGAGGAGGAGCTGGTGGTCCGAGTGGTGCAAATGGTGGTTCAGGATTAGTTGTGGTAGTAGAAAAATGTCAAAACTCTTGTGGTAGTAAAGCTTCAGGTGTTTGGCAAATGAACACCGTATATGATTTCGTAAAAAATGATAATTGGGTTTATAATTATGCAGATGTAGATTATTTAGTAGTCGCTGGTGGTGGTGGCGGTGGAGGTGGTAACTCACCATCTAACGCAAATGGTGGTGGAGGCGGAGCCGGAGGTTATAGAGC